CCCACCGTTTGCGCCGGATGTAGGAATCCACCAGATAGTCCATCATCTCGCCCCGTGGCCCCAGGCTGCGGTCCCAGAACCCATGTTCCGCCGACATCATTTCGATGAGGTCGGCGTCCCCGCTGGGCCATTGACCAGCGCCAACAGTTGCCCGAAAGGGTAGACCAGTCTCAGCACCTCGGTGAATGCGGTCAGCGCTTCATCGTCAAACGCCTCCCTCTCGATGCGCTCCCGGTCCGCCGCCAACTCCGGGCTGTACGCAAAGAGCAGGTCCAACAGGATGTCCACCGACCCCAGCAGCGTCCCTGACAGGCTCTGCACCAGCCCTGCCAGGTCCGTTCCGCTGGTCAGTTCCAGCTTGCCCGCCCCCTCTAACGTCGCCGCCAGTTGGCCGAAGGGCTTGCGTAAGGCGTCCCGCCATGCCTTGGCCTGCTTGATCGGCCTCTGGGTCAGGGTATAGGTCGCCCCGCCCAACTCCACCATCACTGTTTTCGGCATCGCTTAGGTCCCCGTGCTGGCAGCGGTCACGACCTGGATCACCATGAACTCTTCCCCGGCGCTCTGGGTCGTGTCCTCATGGACGTTGATCACGATGGGGATGCCCGTCTCGTTTTCTTTGTCCCAGGTCGAATCCCCGTCCGGGCCGATGGTCCCCACGTGGAAGAAGTAGCGCACGGGTTGTTTGACGCCGTCGCTTGACACCCGCACGCCCTCAAACCCCCATTTGTAGGTGGCCACAACCGGCTCAACGCCGATCTTGACCTCGGAGTAGCCCTTCTGCGCCGCCCCCGCCGCCGTGTCCGTGTTGGTCCCCCCGTGGATCAGGGCCAACTTCGCCCCCGTGTGCTCGGCCAGGACGGTCTTGAGCACCGGCTCCCGGCTCGTGCGGAACTCCCGCAGCTTGCCCATCGACTGCTGGGTCTTGATCGCCTTGCGCTCCTCGTTCCAGGTCAGGGTCAGGGGTTCCAGGGTCTGGCCCAAACTGGTCCACGAACTCCACGCCGTGCCATACGCCACGGTCGTCTCGTCCGGGTTCGCTGTCCCGGTAGGGGCATAGTAGATAGTGCCTTCCCCCAGGATGATGTCTTCTTTTGACATGTTCAAAGCTCCTTATTCGCTCACTGCAAAACGGATATCCACCAAAACTCGAAAACTGTTTGTCGCCACATCGTAGTCGTCGTTCCTGCTCACCCGGTAGGCCATCTTGACCACTACCCCGCCGCTGGCCCCGGCCCACCGGTCAAAAGCCGCCTCCACCTGATCCGCCACCGCCGCCGCCCCTGCGTAGGTTGTGGCGAAACACCCAAACTGGTACCACTGCTCATGCTCCCCCGTGCTCCCCTTGTCCGTCCCATCGCTCACTTGCTGATAGGCGATGGCTGGCAACGTCGGCTTCTGGGGCAAGACCAGGGGATAGACCCGCGCCGCCACCAACGTCGAAACCCCACTGTAGCCCGTCAGACGGCTGAAAATTTGCCCCGACACGTTCATGCCGCCTCCAATGCCCTGCGCAACACGTCCGCCGCCCTAGCCGCCGCCTGCGCCTTCGTAGCGTCAAACGCCGGACGGAAAAAGGGCCGGGCCGCCATGTGGATCGTCCCCGCCTCGTGGAAGTGGGCCAGAAACGAAGCCGCCCCCACCACCACCTCACCCTTGCCCGGCTTGCGCTCTTTCTCGTTCTCCGGCCCGCTCTGGTAGGTGGACCGGCCCAACGTCGCCACATACACACTGGCCCCAATGCTGCCCTTGCCCCGGCTCCTGGCCGTTGTCGCCACCACCTGCCCCGCCTCAAACATGGCCTCATCCAACGACGCCGCCGTGGTCGCCCGGATCTCGTCCATATTCAGCTTCAGCACCACCCGGCTCTGCTTCGCCATCAGCCCTGGATCTCCGTACACATCAGATGCAACTCCCGCCGCCCGCTCTTCACCTCGGCCACCGTATCAATCTCAAAAATCCGCCCGTCCCAACTCACCCGCATCTTCGGCGTGATCCCGTGGCTGGCCGAATACCGCAGCCGAATCCGGGTCGTCACCTCCGCCTGGCTCTGCTGCGCCGTGAAATACTCCCGCCCCGTCAACGGCTCCACCGCCGCCCACCGGGTCAAATGCGTCCCCCACGACGGGATAGGCTGCCCCACCCCATCCTGGGTCGGCGTGTCCTTCTGGATTGTCACCCGCTGCCTAAGCTGTCCCGCCTGCATCGCCCCTACCCCTCAGTCCTCAGTCCTCAGTCCTCAGTCCTCAGTCCTCAGTCCTCAGTCCTCAGTCCTCAACCCTCAGTCCTTTTTTTCAAACCCGATCCATCAGCACCGATCCATCAGCACAATACTCTCAAACCCCAACGGCACCGCCTTCGGCATCGCCCCGCTGGTCAGGATCGTCTCCCGGTTCTCATACCAATGCCCCACCAGCAGCTTGATCGCCGCCTTGTACCGCTCCGGGATGGAGGCCGTAGAAGTCCACCCCGCCACATACGTCACCGTGATCGGACTCGCCGGGCGCAACGTCGCCGTGGGCCAACTCTTGCCATACCCCAACGAGACCCGCCCCGGCGTCCGCCCCGTCTCCACCACATAGTCCCCGGAGGAAAAGGTGTTCTCCACCCCATCCGAGTCCACATACTTGATATGGGTCACCGTGGCCAGGGGGGGCCGTGGCAACTCGATCCGCCCCGACGCTGGCCACCGGTCCAAGGTCAGCTTCCACGTCTGCGAAAACAGCGCCCGCCCGTTCAACTCCTCAAACATCTGCCGGGCCGCCGCCACCAGCGCGCCGATCAGCGTGTCATCGTCCGCAAAGTCCACCCGCAGATGCGTTTTCGCCTCCGCCGTGGTCACCGGCTCGCTCGTCGGCCCCGTCACCAGGGTCAACTCCCCATCTATGATCCTCATGCCGCCACCTTCTTCCACGCCACCGCCACAATATCGAACTCATCAGGCATCGTGATCGTATACCGCTCCAACTGCCCCGTCCGATCAAACAAATAGCGCATCCCGTCCGGCATAATTCGCCAGCAATCGATGGGATAGGCGTGATAAGGAAACGATGTGTGGGTGATAATGACCAACATTCCCCCCGGCTTCAGCAGTCGCACCAACTCATCAATCCACAGCCAAATCGCCTCTACGTGCTCCATGACATAGCCGCTGATCACCACATCGAACGTATCCTCTGCCCAGGGAAATTGATATGGATTTTCCGCCACCACGTCCACGTTCGGACCGGGCACAAGATCCACCCCCGTATACTGCCAGCCCGGACGATTTGTCACGATGTCCCGAAAGTTCCCGTTCACATCGTAGCTGCCCACATCCAACACGCTGGCAGGCCCGGCCCACTGATCCAGTATTTTGTCCATGCGGGCTTTACCTTCAGGTCTCATCAGCCCGCCCATTCCTCGGCGAACGTGCGCAGCGCCTTTAGCCGCCGCTTGCCCAGCCCCGACACGGCCAGCAGCGCCTCATCGTCCGCCCCGACCACATCGCTCTCGGTCACAAACCCCCGCTCCACCAGCGCCTGGGCAATCTCAGTAGAAATCCCGGCGACCTGGGTCCAATCCGCCACCTTGGGCTTCACCGGCGTCATGGGCAACACGGCCTTTTCTCGACTCTGCATACGAGGGTCGATGGCTGTTTCCATCGCCGCCTGATCCCCATCCCCGCCGGCAATCCGCACATATCCAGCCCGGGCCAACTCCAACCCCACGGCCACCGAGAGCGAATAATAACGACCCTTGCGTATGGCCACCGACTGACCGTCGTCACTCACAATCACATCCTGCAACGCGTACACCCTTGCAATCATCCCCGTACCTCCTCCCCGAAACGGCCACAGCGTTATGCCCGTCTCGACAATATGTCCGCACTCCACATCTGTCCGCCCCACCTGCCGAATCCCCCGCGTCGCGCAATCATGCGCAAACGGCAGATCCGGAGTGCTCTCCGTATTCCGAAATGGCACATCCCCCAACACCCCGGCCCGGATCAACAGACACCCAAACCCCGCCCCGCTCACCTCGCCCCATCCCCGCTGGCGCATGGCCGCCAACTCCCTGGGGTACAGGCTCAAACTCATCCCGATGGCCCCCCGTCCCAAATACTGGAACAGATTCAGGCAGTGCATCCCATGCCGCAGCATGTACGCCCCATACACCACAGCCGCCGGCGTATCCCACAACTTCTGCAACCCATCCGCCGGCACGATCATGTCATGCTCCACGATCAGCATGGCATCATACCCACCGTCCAGAGCCAGCTGCCGCCCCTTCTGAAATTGAAAATTGCAGTTGCGCATGTCCCGGCCCGGATACGGGTTTTCATCGCTCACTACCCATTGCACCTCCCCATCAAAGACCAGAGCCTCAACGCTCTCCACCGTCTTCTTCTGGAGCAAGCCGTCATACGTAGGAGTGAAAACCAGTATCCGGGCCATCACATCACCTCTAGGCCGTGGGGTGCGTGGCGTACTGGATCGCCTCAGCCTGGAGCACACCGTAAACGGCGTCGAACCAGAACCACAGCCGCACCTGGCCGGCGCTGGCCACACTGTACGGATCACGCAGGGTGGTCAGTCCGGTTCCCTCACGCATCCCCATGAAGTTGAAGTTGCCGAAGACCAGGCTCTTCACACCGCCCGCCAGGGCAGTCATGTAGGAGCTCTGGTTCACCGGATACCCCCACAGGGTGGGCCCGGCCGGCGTGCCGTAGGGAGTCGGCGCAAAGTGGAAGGCGTTCCCGCTCAGCCCCTGCAGATAGGCATAGGTGCCAGGGTTGATCAGCCACTGCGCCCCGTTCTGATATTCCGGCGCAACCTTGCCCACCAGCTCAGGGATCTCAGCCGCACCGATGGCCGCAGCCGCATCCAGGGTCAGCCCCGCCGTACCGTTGGCCAGGACCTCGGTCACCAGCAGGCTGTTGTGCGTAGCCGCCCAGCCCCGAGCTACCCAGTCACCCAGGAAGGACATCAGATTGGCGTCCTCGTCCCGCAACAGTTCCCAGGTCAGGGTGATGTACTTGGCGTACTTCGCCAGGGTGAACGCCTTCTCGCTCAAGGCCGGGGCGTCCTGGTCGATGGTGGCGCTCTCCGCCTCGGTCAGGAAGATCACGTCCGCCTCGTTGTCGATGGGATAGTTGACCGTGGTCCCCTTGCCAGGCACCCGGCGCACCCCCAACTTCGGGGCCAGCATGGTCTCATCACGCCGGGCCACAATGTCCTTCACCATCCCCACGGGCACCACCACTTCCCCGTCCGCCGCCGTGGTCACGTTCATGTCCGTGTTGTTGTAGGCCCGCAACTCGGACACCGTCCCATAGTCACCGGTCCGCAAGTAGCGGCAGTAGATGGCGTCAGCCGTGTCCGCCGTCTTGCGCGGGTGCACCACCGGAGCCTGCCCCCCCAAGAACCGCTGATCCACATTCCCAGCCACCGCCACATCGTTCGGCAGCGTCTGGATCTCGTTCATCCGGTCAATCGTGCCCTGCAGCCGCTGGCTCTCCGCCCGCAGCCCGTCCCACTTGGTCTGCTCCTCTTCCGTGAAGGTCCGCTTCTCGGCCACAGTCAGCCCGTTAAGCGCCTCCATCTTCCCCCGCACCTCAGTCAAATCCCGGCGCAGGTCCATCACCGCATTGTTGCTCATGGTCTTATGCCCTCCTCAGGCAGTCAAAATCTCGATCTCACGTTGTCTCATGGCCGCCTGCGCCCGCAATTGGCCCTCATCAAAGGCCGGAGCCGTGGCCCCACGTACCCCAGCCGGCACCTCTGGCACATTCATCATGGCCCGCATCTGCACCGAAGTGGCAGCGTAGGCCGGAAACGTGACCGGGGAGACATCGTACAGCGCCACCTGTTTCAGCGTCCGCACCGTCTCCTCGCCCACCGTATCCCAACTATCCAAAATCGTGCGGAAACCGAAAGACATCTGGCTCACGTCCCCCCGCTCGATCAAGTGGATCAAATCCCGCGCATACTGCGTATCCGGCGGCGTGATGCGGATGCGCAGCCCGATCTCGTCCTCGCTCACCGCCAGCGTCCCCGCCTTCGTCCGCCCCAGCACCATGTTGGCATCGTGGTTGAAGAGCGCCCGCACATCCCCCTCCTGCGCCCCCGCAAACGCCCCCCGCTGGATCACCTCCACAAACCCCCCCAAATCCTCCGAGCGAGAATTGAACACAGCCGCATACCCCACAATCGCCCGCTCGTTCCCCTCCCCACCGGCCTCGGCCAGCAACTCCACCGCCTGAAACCTGCGTTCAATTTGGTCTCTCATATTCAAAATTCCCTCTTGACGGTACTTACCCGCCCGTGATATACTCTTTTTGCGAAGATATGCACGCCAGCGACTCTTCCGCAAATGTCAACGGTTTTTTTGTTCCGAAATTCAAACCCACTTCGACGCAGACGGGTGTGGCTTAGGTCATCTGATCGGGAAACCGTTGACGATGGAAGCGCTGGCGTGCTACCTAAGCCACACCCGTCTGCGCATTTCCCAAAGGAGCTTGTCCCATGCACGCCAGCAAACGCACGTCCCGCCCGCTCACCGTATCTGACCGCCGTATCTTCTACGCTACCCGTCAAGTTAATTTCCTCGTATCCTGGAAAAAGCTCGTCAACCTCATGGACCTGCGGATTACCCCCATGAATCAGGCCCTGGGCGATGTCATGCAAGAACTTCTCACTGAACTACTCGCCGCCGTGCCCGTCTCCCCCGCCGCCTCTTCCCGTGCCCATCACTCACCGGTCTACTCGCCATCCAAGACCCAATCAGACATTGACCACATCGCCGAGCAACTCATTCAAGACCTGGATCTATCGTTCGACTGATGCCAGCCTGGGCCGGAAATCCCCCACCGGCCCACCTATCCGGCCACAATTGCACAATCACAGTTATGCGTCACAATCCCATTCGCCACATACCAGCCCAAGCCAGTCTGGAGGTTGAATACATCCCCATGAAACGCATCCCGTTGGACGCTGACAATCTCATCCGTGAATACCTCGCTGGGCAATCCGAGAATGCCCTGGCCCTGAAATTGGGTGTGTCCAGAACGGTTATCCGTCGCCACCTTATCGAGAACAACATCACCCCCCGCAGCCACAGCGCCGCCGGTCTCGTCCGCGCCGCCCAAATGACCCCCGCCGAGCGAGAAGCCCAAGCCGCCGCCGCCAACCTTGCCGCCACCGGACGCCCCAAGACCTACGCCGAGCGCTGTCTCACTGCCCAAACCCGTCAAGCCAACGGCACCAGCATCTCCCGTTATGAACGCAGACTGGCCGCAATGCTCGCAGACCGGGGGATTGAAGTCGTTCATCAACAGGCCATTGGTCCGTACAATTGCGACCTTGGAGCCGACCCCGTCGCCGTGGAAGTGTTTGGCGGTAACTGGCATTGGAGTGGTGATCACCTGCGCACCACGCCCGAACGTTTCCACCACATCCTCAATGCGGGATGGCACATCTTGGTTATCCCCGTTACCACCTCGTCGCCACTCACGCCCGCCGTCGCTGATTACGTGGCCGCCTACATACAAGAGACCCGCCGCAACCCACCCGCCCTCTGTGAGTATAGGGTGGTTTGGCGTGCAGGTGAGTTCGTGACCGCTGGCCGTGCGGATGATGATCACATCTCCATCAAACCACCGTTTACTCGTGGCAAGGACCCCGCTACGGGCCAGTACACGACTGTCCCCGATTAAGCACCCATCATGCACCGGCGGATGGCTCACCGCCCCCCGAACCAACAGCGGAGCCTTCGCCCCTTCCGGCTCAAAGCTCTCGCCCCCCTGGAAGAAGTTTTGTTCCACCCCCACCGTCCGCCCATTCATCGCCTCACAGTAGGGGCAATCCTCCCCACTGCTCACCCAGCGCAGCGCCGTCACCCCCGCCGCCACATAAGCGAACTTGGCCAGGGCATTCACCCCCCGCACCGCCTCCCGCCGCCCGTTCTTGTCCGCTTGCGTCTCTTCCCAGCCCGTCAACCGCTCTTCAATCGGCTCGACGGGGTCAGCGTTGGCATCTTTGGCCTCACTCACCAGCTTCTCCAGCTGCCCCCGGCTGCTCAGTGACCACCGCAAGCCCATATTCTGGGCATATTCCACCGCCTTTGCCAGCACATCCGCCCGGTCAATCCGACCCGGTACCTCATCGGCCACCGCATCCATCACCAGTTGGGCCATGCTCTCCAACACCGGCCCCATGTTTTGGGCCACAAATCCGGCGTGTTCCGTGTAGAACTCACCCAGCCACAGCAGAAAACCCGCCGTATCCTTCGCCCGCACAAGGTACTTTTGCACCGCCCGCCGCACATCGTTCACCTCACGGCGCACCAGCCGGGCTGCCACATCCCGCAGCACAGGCTCCTGCGCCCGATACAGCTTCCGCCGGTCCCCCGCCGCCCGCTGTGCCCGCTCTTCAATCCCCTGGCCGCCCAGAATGCGCAGAGACCGCCCCGCTTGCCCGTCCGCTTGCCCCTGGCCATCGTCGGCGCCCTGAGAACCCACCGCAACCATGTTCAACGGCTCCAAATAGGTGTCACCGCCCTCGATGGGGTCCATATTCTCCATCTTGCGGATGTCATTCACCGACAAGAACCCCGCCTGCCGCCCCGTCTGGTGCGCAGCATACCGGCTCGCCGTGTCCCCACGCATCAACCCGTCCACCAGATGCTCGACAAAGAACCCATCCCGGTCCCGTGGGGTCATCAAATCCCGCTGCATCGCCTGCTCAAAGTTGCGTAGCCAGGGCATCAACGTCTGCACCACAAACTCAATCGACTGATGCTCGATATTGTTGTTCGTGGACCGGCTTAAATCCCCCACCATATGGGCAGGAATCCGGTACATCCGGGCAATCTCAGCAATCTGGAACTGCCGAGTCTGTAGGAATTGCGCCTCTTCCGGCGGAATCCCCACCGTCTCCACATCCATGCCCTCTTCCAAAATGCGCACCCGATGGGCATTCGACAAGCCCTCATGGGCACTGTTCCACCCCTCCCGCAATCGCCCCACCGCCTCCGAAGAGAGCCGCCCCGGATGTTTCAAAATCACCCCAGGCCGTGCCCCGTTCCCAAAGAACCGAGCGCCGAACTCTTCCGTGGCCAGGGCCAGGCCAATCGCTTGCATCGCCTGCCGAATCGGGGAATACCCCACAATCCCATTGCCCGAAAGACCCCGCACATGGTGGATCTGCTGCCCGTTGAACGTCTTCAAAGAGCCATCTGGCATTCGATAGTCATACATCAACTGCCCATTCACCCGGCTCACATTCTCCATCTTGTTGGGCAACAGGGGCCACAGGGCCACCGGATAGCCGCTCCGCCCCCAAGCAATCTCAGCGTAGCCATTGCCCCAGGCCGCCACATGCCCGGTCAAGGTCGAACGGAACTCAAAAGCCGTCATCTCTGGGTTAGGGGAATCCTTCAACAGCTTATACAGCGGATGGTCAACCGCCCGGCTCTTGCCCCCGTCCCCATTGCGCCGATAGGTGATCAAGGGCAACACAGCGACCGACTCGGCCAGCACCTTCACACAAGCCCACACCGCCGAGCTTGTCAGCGCCGACTCTTCCGTTACCGTCACCCCAGCCGCCGACCGCCCGCCCAACCCCAAGAGACTCTCCCAGGGCACCGACCGCCGCTCCGTCTTATTAGGTTCAAATAGGGAAGAAATCAGGCCCATGACCTACGCCCCCCGTCGCTTTTTCCACACATAAGCACCCACCGCACCCACCAAAATAGCCAACGTCGACCCAAAGGCCAGCGCCGCCACCCACCCCCAGGCCGCCCAAACCGCCACCCCCAGGCCAATCCACCCAAACAGAACCAGGACATCAAACAGCGTATCAATGCTCATAGCTCAATCAGTCCCCGCTCTTCGTAAACAGACCGCCCAGATCCCTCTTTGCGGATGGCCCGGTCAAGCCCCATAATCAGGGCAACCATGCCGTCAATCTTCTCAGTACTTCTCGCCTTGTCCGGTTTCACATTGCCTGCCGGGTCTTGTGTCGCCACCAAATTGTTAGCCATCCACGTCAGCACCGGATTGTTACCGTGGGCAATCTTTTTTGAGAGCACCAACTTCTCCAGCTCCTTCATCGGCCCGCTCATACTCGCAAAGCCTTGCCCAAACTGCACCACCGTCTGCCCTTGCTCTTGGATGTCTTGGATCAACTTCGTGGCCCCCCACCGGTCAAAAGCCAACTCCCCGATGTCATACCGCTGGGCCAGGTCGTCAATCTCTGCCAGGATAAAGTCATAATCAATCACATTCCCCGGCGTGGCCATCATATAGCCCTGTCGCACCCACACGTCATAGGGCACCCGGTCCCTGTTCGACCGTTCCCGCATACTCTCCTCAGGAATCCAGAATCGGCAAACCACGGAGAATGGGTCGTCTGCCCCTTCCGGCGGAAAGACCAGCACCAAAGCCGAGATGTCCGTTGTGCTGGAAAGGTCCAACCCCATGTAGCAGGTCCGCCCCCGCAATCCATCCTCTGGCACCGGTAACCCACAAGCCCCCCACGCATCTGGGGACATCCACCGGCTCTCCGCTTGGGTCCACACGTTCAAATGCAACCTCTGGAAAGCGTTGAGAGCGCTGGGCATCGCTTTGGCCTTGACCGCCTTGCGCCGCAAGTCCTCAATCTTCACACTCACGCCCAAGTTAGGATTAGCCTTTGCCCACGTCTGCTCATCTGCCCAATCGTCACCCTCATCGATGCTGTAAATTATCCCAAAATGGGAATCATCCTCCACCACCCGGTCCAGCACCTTCTGGGTATAGTCATGTAGGCCAAAACACACCGAATGTCTATCAAATCCCGCCGTGGTGATGCTCATAATCAGCGGTTGACGCCTTGACCCCGTGGCCGTGTCCAACACATCGTACACTTCCCGATTCTTGTGGGCATGTAGCTCATCGATGATGGCCCCGTGGACGTTCAACCCATCCATGCTATCGGCGTCTCTGCCCAGCGGTTCAAACTTGCAAGCCCTGGCCGGGATACTCAAATTGTCCCGAAACACCTGAATATGCCGCCGCAAGAAAGGTGAAGCCTTGACCATCCGTGTAGCTTCAGCGTGGGCAATCCTCGCCTGGTCTCTCTTCGTGGCCGCCGTGTAGACTTCCGCCCCCGGCTCCCCATCGGCGTCAAACAAATACAGCCCATCCCCCGCCGCCATCGTCGTCTTGCCGTTCTTCCGTGGCACCTCAATGTAAGCAACTCGGAACCGCCGCAACAGCCCCCCATCCTTGCCCACCTTCATCCACCCGAAGAGCATCGCCTGGATAAACTGCTGCCACCCCTCCAAAACCAACGGAGACCCGGCCCACTCCCCCTTGGAATGTCTCAAAAATGCGAAAAATGAGATAGCATGGGCCGCCGCCTCCTCATCAAAAACCAGCCCCCGCCCGTCCCCATTCTCCAAATCATCCAAATGCCGCTCCACCGCCCGCCGTGCCCAATGGCATGATGGGATAGCCCCACCCATCACCCCACTGATATAGCCCTCATAGCCGCTCATCTGGTCCCCGTCCGCCGTGCCAAGAAGCTCTCATAGGGGTCTTCCTTCTCCAACTCCACATGCAACCCCTCCCGAGCCGATGGCGTCAACCCAAACTCGCTCCCAATCTTCATCACCATCATCGTTGAGTCCCGCAGAATCTGGTGCGCCGGATGTTTGCGAGTCACCCCATTCTCATCATCCCGGAAAAGCCCCTGCGCATCAATCGTGCGGATGGCCTCCAAAGCATAGGCCCAATGTTGGCACAACAGCGCCAGCGTATAGGCATCAATCTCAGTCAGCACCCCCATCTCTGCCAGGGCCGGCGTCAACTTGTGCCAAATCCTTTGCGCCTCTTTGGTCATCATGCCCTTGGGCAACGTCGGCGCGCCCGTCTTTGGCTTTGGTGCCTTCGTGTTAATGTTCCGAGGGTCTCCACCCCTCGCAATCTTCAGGGGCGAAGGTGTCTTTTTCGCCATCTAGGAGAATCCATTTCATTCAACATTGTGAGAGTTTTGC